TAATACATCCCCCCGACTCAATAGCGTCTTCGGACGCTATTTTTTTGAGTAAATACTGTATGAGTAAATCATTAGATGGCGTATTAACAAAGAAAGCCAATCAACAAGAAACATTTACAGAAGCACAAATACAGGATCTAATGTTATGTATGGATCCTGATGTAGGATATTTGCATTTTGCTAAACACTTTGCACACATACAGCATCCTACACAAGGCAAGTTATTATTCGATCCTTATGAATATCAAGAACGATTGATGGACAGCTATCATAGTTATAGATTTAATATTAACATGATGCCAAGACAAACAGGTAAAACAACTTGTGCTAGTATCTATTTGTGTTGGTATGCTATGTTCAATCCTGATCAAACTATTTTAATTGCAGCACACAAATACACAGGTGCGCAGGAAATTATGCAACGTATTAGATATGTTTACGAACTATGTCCTGACCATATACGTGCAGGTGTTACCAGTTATAACAAAGGTAGTATGGAATTTGAAAATGGTAGCAGGATCATTAGCCAAACAACAACAGGAACTACTGGACGTGGTTTGTCTATCTCGCTACTATACTGTGACGAGTTTGCGTTTGTGCAACCTAACATTGCTGAAGAGTTTTGGACTTCAATATCTCCTACACTAGCAACAGGTGGTAAAGCTATTATTACAAGCACACCAAACTCAGACGAAGATACATTTGCTACTATTTGGAAACAAGCAGAGCAAAAGTTTGATGAATACGGAAACGAAAATGATGTAGGTATAAACGGCTTTCATGCATTTAGAGCAGAGTGGCATGAACATCCTGACAGAGATGACGAATGGAAAGCAGACGAAATTGGACGTATTGGAGAAGAAAAGTTTAGACGTGAATATGGTTGTGAATTTTTAATCTTTGATGAAACGTTAATAAACAGTTTAAAACTAGCAACAATGGAAGGCGTGAACCCTTTATTGCACATGGGGCAGGTGCGTTGGTATAAAAAACCTGATCCAACAAAATCATATGTTATTGGATTAGATCCTGCTATGGGAACAGGCGGCGATAATGCTGCTATACAAGTATTTGAACTGCCTACGTATGAGCAAGTTGCAGAATGGCAGCACAACTTAACTGCAATACCAGGACAAATACGTGTGCTTAGAGATGTATGCCATTACATAAACGAAGAAACAAAAGAACAAGCTAACATATATTGGAGTGTTGAAAACAACGGTATTGGCGAAGCATGTCTACTTGTTATACAAGACTTCGGCGAAGAAAACATTCCGGGTTTATTTATAAGTGAACCTATACGCAAAGGGCATGTGCGTAAATTTAGAAAAGGATTCAATACTACGCATGGAAGTAAAACAACAGCATGTGCTAGACTTAAAACCATGGTTGAAAATGACAAGCTCACTGTAAGGAGTAAAGCATTAGTAAGTGAATTAAAATCTTATATTGCAAGCGGTAGCAGTTTTCAAGCAAAGCCTGGACATAGCGATGACTTGGTAAGTGCAACAATACTGTTGTTAAGAATGATAACTGTAATGAAAGATTGGGATCCAACAGTGTATGATACGTTTGCACAAATAGAAGCAGAAGACGATTACGAAATGCCCATGCCAATCTTCGTAAGCGGCAATTATTGATAAATACTTTACTATGAAAAACTTAGATACAATAGCAGAACAATTATTCAATGAAATACGCGGACGTTTTCCAAGTATTGAATTAGGTGATGCCGAAGGTAATATTACAAATGAGCCAAAACAAGCACGTTTTTACGATTTTGATTTCGAATCAAATGGTAAAAAACTAGGTAAGGTAAGTGTCAGTTTAGACGAAGAAGATGGCATAGTTGTAATGTATAGTAAAGACTTTGTTGAAAGCGAATTTGGATCTATCAAAACAGATTGGTATGGCTTTTTAAAAAATCTAAGAACATTCACAAAGAAAAGATTATTAAACTTTGAAGTAAGAGATATTAACAGATCAAATTTAACCAAAAGAGACTATAACTTTTTAGCTAGTAATCGTAGCGGAGAACAAACAATGGCTGAATCAAGAATGTATGGAAATGCAAAAACAAGTTTCCAAAAGATTGGCGGAGCAAAATTGTCAATCAAACACACAGGTGCAATAGAAGAAGGCGGAAGTCGCACAAGTAAAATTGGTGCTATTTTTATTGAAAATTCAGAAGGTGAAAAATTCAAGTATCCTTACAAGCATCTAAGTGGCGCAAGAGCACTAGCATTGCATGTAAGCGAAGGTGGTAATCCATATGACGAATTTGGCAAATACATTACAGGTTTAAGTGAAGAACTATCTAATCTCCGCAAGTTCAAAACTTATATGGGCCGTAGCAGTGTAATGGCAGAGAGCCTAGCCGAACACATGGGCACAATAAATGAAAGAATGATCGCAGTCAAAAAAGAAATCCAAAATCTCCAAAAACCATCATATTACGCCGAAGCATTTGAACAGTATGTTCCGTTAGAAGAAACTGAAGTGCCAAGCGATGTTGCAGAAAACTGGATAGATCAATTGACTGTGAAACAGTTTAATGAAGAATTAAAAGATGTGTTTCCTTACATTTACAGTTTAGTAAGTGAAAACACAAAAACACAAGAATTACAATTTGAAGATATTATTAGTGAACAAGTAGACTATAGAACATACGAAGTTCAACCAGGTGATACACTAAGCGGTATTGTTGCAGACATGAACGAAGAAGGAATTGAAACAACAATAGATCAAGTAAGGTATGATAATGCTAAAGCTATTGGTGCTAATGATTTAATCAAACCAGGACAAATATTAAAAATTAGAGAACCTATTAACATAGGTAGCACCCCTGGCAACCCAGCAACAAGAGGAATTGATCCTGCACAAAATTACAGTGCAGCAGATTTAGCAAGGCTAACAGGTCAACCAGGTTACAGTGAAGCAATTGATCATGCTATAGACAGTTTAATGGGTCAATTTGCTGAAAATCTTGACGAAGCACATATGAAAGGATATGACAAATATCATTGTAAAGATTGCGGATGTCAAATGCATAACTGTAGACCAGATTGTGATTGCCCACATGATTCACACGACGAGTCAGGAGATTGGTGGGTAGACAAAGATGGCAATGGTGTTCCAGACAAGTTTGAAGGCAACGCATTTGCACATGCTGTAAGAAAAGCAAAAATGGACGGTAAGAAAAAAGGCGACAAAATAGATCATCCAGATCCAGACGAAGACGATATTGTAATTGAAAAAGACAAAACACCGTTAGGCGAATTTATTCTAAGTTATTTTGATAGAGAAACTGGCCAGTTTCCAAAAGGCCCAACAGCCGTGCTTACTATGGTAGAAAAGCAATACGGTGAACAGTATGTAAGGCCAGCAGCAAAGTTCATAGAACGCATCGACGCAAAGGTCGCAGAGGTAATGGGATATAGAGATGAAACAGAAGTTGATGAAAGCGGAATACTCTATAGAGCAGGCGTAAAAAAATACGGCAAAAAAGGCATGAAGGCTATCCAAAGCGCAGCAGGCTCAGGAGCAAGTCAAGAAGAAATAGGTCGTATTAAAGACAAATATAACCCAAAAACAGAATCAGACGATATTCGTAGATTAGCCGGTTTAATATAATCGGCTAACTATTTGAAAATTTTGTCAAAAAAATAGTTGACAAGATAAATAAAGTTGTGTAGTATAATAATTGTGCTGCACATATTAAGGCACAAGCACATAGGCAATAACATAAGGAGGCATAACTATGGCATCATTAGCAGAAATTAGAGCAAAGCTCAAAGAACAAGAAACACGTTCAACAGGTGGTTCTACAGGCGGCGGCGATAACGCAATTTACCCATTTTGGAATATGAAAGAAGGTGAGAGTTCAACTCTACGTTTCCTTCCAGACGGCAACGCAGATAATACGTTTTTCTGGGTTGAACGTTTGATGATTAAACTTCCATTTGCTGGCATTAAAGGTGAAACAGATTCACGTCCAGTTCAAGTTCAAGTTCCGTGCATGGAGATGTATGGAGAATCATGTTCAATCTTACAAGAGGTAAGAGGTTGGTTTAAAGATCCAAGTCTTGAAGATATGGGTCGTAAATATTGGAAGAAACGTTCGTATATCTTCCAAGGTTTTGTAACTGATAATCCGTTGACTGAAGATACTACACCAGAAAATCCAATTAGACGTTTTATAATTGGGCCACAAATTTTCCAGTTGATTAAACAAGCACTTATGGATCCTGATATGGAAGAACTGCCAACAGATTATACTGCTGGTGTAGACTTCCGTCTTAACAAAGGTTCTAAAGGTGGATATGCTGATTATGGTGCAAGTAGTTGGGCACGTAGAGAGCGTCCACTGGGTGATAGTGAAATGGCAGCAATTAACAATCATGGATTGTTTAATTTGTCTGACTTCCTTCCTAAAAAGCCAAGCGAAGTTGAAGTTAAGGTTTTAACTGAAATGTTTGAAGCAAGTGTAGATGGTGAAGCATATGATGCAGAGCGTTGGAGTCAATACTTCCGCCCTGCGGGTATGCAAGCAAGAACTGGTGATCCAGTAGCGAAACCAGCAGCAGCGCCAGCAGCAGCGCCAGCAGCACCTGTAGCAGAAACAAAAACTGATACAGGTTGGAAAGATCCTGCTCCAGCAGCAACGCCAGAACCTGCACCTGCACCTGCTCCAGCAGCAGAAGCGGCACCAGCTGAAGAAAACGCAGGTGGAGCTCAAGACA